GCAGGATAACCGCAACGTCCTGCATGGCCTTCTCGGTACCGGAGATCACCTGCATGCGGTTTCTCTCGTCAAGGACCAGGTCACCCGTTGAATCAACTTTGTGGGCGATTGTCATGCGGGAGAATCAGAACCCGGGATAAAAAAGAAAGGTCATTCGGAGAATACGATCGTATCCTGGTTATTACCGAAAATGCCCTGGCATTCATGGACCGGGTGCGTGCTGTGATCCCCGATCCGGGCAACAGGTACGCCCCGGACCGTGATCCGGCTGGTGCCTCCGGTCGCTGCTGCAGCTGCAGCGTTCGCGCAATGTGCCGGGAACGGGTCCCCGACCAGAACCACTTTCTTGCCGTTGACCGTGATCCGGTCGGTCGAGGCCACCAGCGGGTACGTCCCGTCCCCATGTTCCGGGATCTCGTTCAGGGTTTCCTGGTCTCCTTCGACCGCCGCCAGCCGGCTCATACAAACCTCAAGTGCGGGGCGTTGGTCTCAAGGTCCCCATTCGCGCAGAACTTGAAATAGGTCCCGCTCTTGTGGGTGATCACGATCTCGTTCGTAGCAACGGCCGGGACCGTGTCGCTTTCAGTATGGACTCCGGACAATACGATCGCGTGGTTCAGGTTATGCTGCACAAGTTCGTTCACGGCCACGATATCGCGGTTCCGGAGCTGTTTCTGCAGCTCGTACTTAGAAAACCCCACAAGGACTATGTCGCCCACTGCAGGCGCGATATGGAGGGCCCCGGCACCGAATGCCTGGAGCGCGATCGGGACGTTCACCAGCTCAAGCTCGTTGTCCTGGATCTTGTTCTTGAGCCGGACACTGACCCGCCACGTGGCCAGGTCCACCTTTGTGATCTTGCCCAGTGCAAGAGTGTTAACCTTCTCGATCCGGGACTCGATCAGGTCGGTGATTTTCGAGGCGACACTCATAGGGACTTCACCTTCATTTCCGTAGAATAATCCGATGCATCGCTGGTATGCGTGTACTCAACGACCTTGTAGGATCCCGATGCGCCGGGAGACAGGGACTGCAGTTTTACCATGGCGTCCGTGTTCACCCTCCATTGCAGGATAGAGGTGATGGACCGAGAGTAAGATCCATCGTCCGGTTCTTCCGGGACTGTCCCTTCCAAACCCGTTTCAGCCGAAATCACAATCAGCTCTGCAGCCTGGCTGTAGTAATCGATGGTAACGAAATACCCGGCGCCGGCCTCGGCATAGAATTTCGCTTCCTTATGGGTCTTCTCGCTACCGTTGATCTTCTTAAGGCAATAGTCGAGGATGTTAAACGCGCTGGTATCAGATGTGTATTCCTCATCGAGCGTGAACCCCTGGGAATCTATCTTCTTGACCGGGATCCCTGACGCGGCGAAAGCTGCTGCAATGATGGTAGACAACGCGGTCTTTTTCGGGTACGTTACCGATGGGATCCCGGTAGCATATACCTGGTTGACCGCCACGATCTTGGTACGGGTATCCCCCTGGTCCCGCTCGTCAAACGATCTCTTGACGATCCCGGTGAAGATATTACCATAGTCCCCGACATGCCCGGCCTGCAGGAGAATTTTCTGGTCCGGCTTAATCGCCGCTTTCGTGGCAGCCGCCAGGTTGTAAACCGAGATCTCCGCGGTGTTCGCGCTGCTGGAGTTGCTGCCCTTGATGGTGAAATCGATATCCAGCTGATCGGTCGTGATTTTGAGGGTCCCGACCCGCAGCTCAACGTACCGGCCCCATAGGTCAGTCATAGAAGATCCAGACCTCGCATTTTGATGCAGTCACGGTGTACGGGAAGATCTGGAACAGGTCGATGCAAGTTACTGGATCCCGGGCGGACAACGGGGTGATGGTTTCAATCCGGGAATTCAGGACTATCGCGCCGTCCACAGTCCGCACGATCTTCAGGACCGCGAATCCGTCGTCTTCCGGATTCCACCGAAAATAGAGTGTATAAACAACGTTGTTGATCAGTACCTGCTGCTGCTGCGGGTACCCGAGATCCTGGTTGAATGGCAGGCTGGCGACCTCGGTCATACCTTTGACCTCCGGGTGTTCATGGTAGCGATCAGGCCCTGGACCTGGTTTGCTGCGGCAGAGGGTATGATCGTGTCGGTGTATTCCTTGGCGGACTGCTCTGCAGACTTTGCCGGGATGAACTGGACATCGTTCCGGATCGTAAACTGCAATGTGTTGCTTCCCGGGTAAGTCGTGTCAGCAGTCGTTGCGCCCAGTTTGTTCTGCAGCGTTGAGCTCATCTTGACCGTCTCGGACTTCCCAACACGGATCTGCTGGACCGTGATGTTGGCGGTTGTCGATCCGGAAGTGTCCGGCCCTTTCACATCAGAGAGTTTCTGCATGACCATGTTGGATAATGCACCGCGGTGGGTAACGAGCGTGAACGGGGTTTTCTTTTCATAAAGATCGTCCAGGATCTCATACTCGCTGTCGACATCGATGAGTTCGATGGTATAATCTATGACGATGGGATTACTCACGACATGATCCGCGATCTCGCTTTGGTCTTCGAGACGCCGTTTGCCGATCGTAGCTTCTTTTGTCAATGTCGTGGACTTGATCGCCGTGAATTCATTGCCCCCGATCAGGATCTTCGTGCCTGATGTTACGGTCAGGACCTGGTCCTGCATGTTATGCGAGGTTCCTGCATCGTACACCCAATGCAGATGTCCCTCGTCATCTCGCACCCAGGATGCCATCTATGACCCCGCCATAAGATCGCGTTCGATATCCTGCTGAGTCTGTCTCGAGGCCTGCTTTGTCGCCCGGTGGAAAATATCGTTGACCTGGGTCTCATCAAGCTTTGAGGCGTAGATATCCCCGACCTTAACGTTGTAGTCCCCAGCCTTCACGGTTACATTCCTGGTGCTCGTACTGGCGATGATCCGCTCTGCAGTCGGTGTGATGACCGGCGCGATCGCGTTGGCTGCCGTGACACTGTTAATCGCCATCCCCATCGGGGTGAATGCGAATGCCATTCCCATGATTTTAAACAATGGATGGTTGGTCACGGCAGTCCAGGCACCCGCGATCGCGTCCGGGATCTTGGTGATCCATCCCCAGAAAACCTGCAGAGCATAGATCAATCCCTCGAATCGTTCACTCAGGAAGGGGACCTCTTTTCCCAGCCACCCGATGAACCGGCCCAGCATCGAGTCCTGCCAGCCTTTGGTATGGAGATCGTAAAGCAGGTACCCTGCAGCAAGGAGCGGGACCAGCGGCCAGAGGACCGCAAGCTCGGATGCCGCCAGGGCCGTGTATGCCCCGGTAAGAAGACCCGTAGCACCGGCAAGTATTCCCTCTTCTCCTACAATCATGGCCTGCGTAGCGGCCCAAAGCGATCCAGTCTCTGTTGCCGCCATCATCTCTTTCCGTAACATCATGAACGCAGCTGCGTTCAATAGGGTAACGGATCCCAGGATTGCCATACCTACACCCAGCACCCCAACGATCCCGACAGCACTCTTGGCCGGGCCCGGGAGTGCACGCATGGTTTCGACGATCCCGTTAGTGACCTTAACAACACTGACCAGTACCGGTAGGGCACCTTCTGACAACTCCTGCCGCAGCTCTATCCAGGAGCGATCGGATTTGACCAGCGTCTCGTTCAGGGACTCCTGGCTGAAGTCGGTCTTCTTGAGAATCTCGTTGCTGTGCTCCAGGATGTAATTCATGAAGACCTGGTTCTTCTGTTCGTCCGTGAGTGCTGCAGCGGATATCCCCCGGGCATTTGCCCATGCCTTCTCTGCCTCAGTGACCGCGCCCATCTGGATCCCGATCGATTCCAGCATTTTGGGGGAGGCCCTGGCCGCACCGCTCGTAAGGCTGCCCCAGATCGTGGGGAGGTCCGCCCCGGTCTGCCGGGCCAGGGCCCTGCTGGTCAGCATCAGTTGTGAGAGTTTGTCCTGGGGGACTCCCATAAGGAGTGCCTTGTTTGCCTGGGCGAGCATATCGCCCTCGTCCATGAGATCCCCGGAGGCCTTCCGCATTGAGGACACAAGATCATCAGCATTGCCTTTGACGTTCGTCTTGAATGCTGCGTACGCATCCTGGTATTTCGCGAGGTCCTGCGTTCCTTCCTTGAAGTAGCTGAGACCAAAGGCACCCCCGACACCCATGGCAGCACCGACTCCAAGGAATACATTTCTCATCGAGTCCCCGGACTTTTTCGCTTCCTGGGCAACGCCGGCCAGTGATTGCTTGGTTTTATCCGCAGATTTGTCGATTTTCTCAAGAGGATCTGTGGCTGTATCGGCAAGGCCAACCTCCACGAAAAGAGATCGTATGGCACCGCTCACGCTCATGAAAATCAATCAGGAAAAATTGTTATAAAGAAAGGTCAAACGGAAAGTATGGCGAGATCATATTTCGATAATTTACCTCAAGGGGTTCTTTCATGCCCTTTTTACGTTGGGGGAATGTTTAGCAATGCACACGGTTCGCCTTGCTCAAAAGAGAAATGCACACTCTGGAATATTGAAGAAACAGATTGCAATATCAATGTAATCGCGAAAAGACTGAAAAAATAAACTAATCTTTATGAAAATTTTCAAACCATGCAATTGGTCGGGCTCGACAATCTATCCTGCACATTATTTTTAATGCGGAGATTTCCTCTGGAGAACCTCGTTTTATAACTTTTTTATGAAAATTAATCTCTTCCACAGGACTTCGTTCATCACAAACACCAAGAAATTGCCAACAATCATATCCTCTCGCTTGATAGTTTTTCAAATTTTCTTTGAGTGATCCTTTCATAGATGCATAAATCCCGTCTTTCACGGTGTTTTGAAGGTCAATGATGCCCGTTTGTTCATCGGTTACAAGCACTTTTTCGTTATCCAGTGGACGAGTCCGAACATAAACGAAATTTCCACACGACTTACATTTTGTCTTTGCTTTAGGTTTCTTTTGAAAAATTGCTTTACAATAAGGGCAGACTGGATCTACATTACCAATGGCCGTCAAGATTGGTGCCATCTCTTTGGGGAGCCCAGCAATTATATCATCAATTATTTTATCATAATCGAGGAAAGGCCCCGGGTCCTTTGGAGGTGGACTTTGAATTTTTATTCCAGATTTTTCAAATCGTTTAAATGCCTCAGTTTCTTCAAGAGGTACCAACTGTTCGCGAGGATTATTTCCGACGACAATATATTTTGCCATCTCATTGGTGAGATCATTAATAATTTCCTTTTGTTCCTCCTGGGTGTGGACGGGTTTTTCCGGTTCTGTTTTTCCAAGGAGTCGATCAAGTAAACCCATATTAAAAAAGAATCATATTCAAAAGATGATGATACCTTCGAAAAAAGTGGTTCTATTTCACCCGCACATGCCTGCCGTTGCGATTCACGATCTTGATCGCACTGCTGCTGCCACCGGATGAATTACGGTCCTCGATACACTTCTGGACGAGCTCCCCGATCTTACCAAGGGCAAAGAGATGCCGATACAGTTCATCCAGCGGCCAGGTCCGTACCTCGCTCACCGGTATATGAAACTCTTTGGCGATCAGGTAAAGCTCAATGTCAGCCTCTACTTCTGCAGAGAGGGAACCGAAGACCGTATGTAGTTTCCCACGGCACGGATCGCCTTCTCATTGATTCGCTCGAGTTCACCGACCAAGGCGAAGTATTTCTCATCATCCTCAGCCAGAGCGAGCACGTCCTCGCGTTTCATCTTCGGTTCAACGACTGAAGCAAGGATCAGGCCCATATGGATATCCCCGAGTTTACCTTCAGCTTGACTGATGATATTCGAGACGTGGTATACGGACAGCTTCTTCGCTTTATAGAGGTCTTCCCCAACATTGATCTCAATCAGTTCCATAAATCACCTCAAAAATTAAATTACAGGGGGATATTGTTCATCGCAGGTCATACCCAGACCCGTGATCGTCACTGTCGGAGCCTTGGCGATATCGCCAGAAGGCTTCGGGCGATCCAGTTCAGCACCGGTAATGGTGCAGTTGTAGCCCGGCGCCGTGTACACAATGACGAGTTTTTCGTTGTTGGCATAATAGTCATACAACGTCTGGAGTGCAGGATTGGTGATCACCACTTCAAGATTGAAGATCGGTTTCTTGAAGGTCCGGTTTATACCTCCAATACCCTGGCTGGTTTCGATGTGCGTCTTCTTGTCCTGCGGGTCAGCCTCGAACTTGTTCATCTGCATGACTTCAACTGCTCCGATTTTCAGCGAGCAGTCTTCCGGGTTCCAGTCGCCAGTGTATCCCATATCAGATCGCCTCCAGGATCAGGTCCAGATCAAACTCCTGAATTCCTCCAGCCAGCCGTGCCCAGATCTTTACACCGGATATCTTCCGTGCTTCCAGGTCAGCGTCATCGATATTCGCGAGTGCGGGCATCGTAACGGTATAGTCACTGATCGCACCGTCGTTTTTCATCGATTCAAGAGCGCCTCTGATCTCACCTTCGATGAATTTGATCCCGGCATCGGTGAAGGGTATCTTCTCCGTAGCGATCCGGTATGCTGCGATCGCGTTCTGGATGACCTGGACCATGTAGTACTTCGTCCGGGTCACATCGATGAACCTTGGATTGTTGTCGGACTTCGTAGTGAAACCCTGGCTGAACCGGGTAACACCGTCGCCAAGATCCGTCACGTAGTTCGCAAGGGCTGCCTCCAGGGTCGGACCCTGGCTGGGGAGGAAGAACTCGTTGACATCGCAGACGATTTCTTTCCAGTACGGCTCCACCCAGGGTTTCAGGGCCATGAGCTTTCCGAGCGCAGCTGCAGCAACATCCCCGGCCTGGTCCGCATCATTGTGTGCCAGGAAGAATCCGTTGGCCGAGCTGAGCGCACCGGTCTTCGCGGTGATGTTGGCGACTGTTGCACCGTTCGGGTTAGTGACCGTGAAGATCACGTTGTTGGTATCAGCGAAGGTCTTGAGTTTCGCGGTGAGCGTGTCCTTGTCGCTACCGATCCCGGCAAGACAAACGCCGTTGATGAGCCTGCCGCTGGCGTACGTGGTGAGCGTTGCGAGTGCAGTCTCGGTCTCGGTTGCAGTCGGGTTCCCGGCAGAAGCCACGGTCATGGCCACTGCGTAGAGCTTCCGGACCCCCTGATCAAAGATCGCGGCGGCTGCCACTGCGATCGCGGACGAGGACCCGTGATCGGTCTTCACTGCATCGATGGTCGTGTATGCTTTCGGAGTGTTTTTGGTTACGTAGGTGCTCTCCCCGACAATGGCAGGGATCCCCCACTGTGTTACAAACCGGCTGGCAGGGACGACCGACGCGTTAATTTTAATTGCATCAGAAATGCTTCCCATGCAAGGAGAGTCCCAAAAAAAGGTGATAAAGAAAAGTCAAGCGAGGGTAATGTCCGGAGCATCAACGGTCACTATCGTTTTTACCCGTTTAGTATAACTGCTCTCATACCGGATGATCACATCAATTTGCCTACGTTCGAGACCGTTCTCCAGGTATGTAAGATCGGATATTCCTGTATCATCAACAACCGTGACGATCGCCGGCAGGTCCTTCAATACCCAGATTTTCAGGAGGTCCACATACGCCTTGATCACCTTATCTGCAGGGACATCCTCTGCGTCTTTGACGTGGACATTAACTGTGAGAGTTACCTGCCGCATTTTCCCAATCTTATACTGGATGTCATCAGCGACAAGGGTTCGCCCCAGCTGCCGGTTCCCGGGTGTTGCCTCGTTATCGCTGCGATCCGCATAGTACCGAATAGTGACCGCGATCGGGCTGGTCTTCAGGATTTCATTCACGGTCTTTCCGCGGTCCGCGTACTCAATATGGGCTGTGAGTTCTGACTGGTTATCGATGATCACGGATTTTGGGAGACTTCGGAAAATTGCGTCTGGATCGAGAAGTGACATCAGAGGATCCCTTTCCATTGCAGAAACCAGCCGATGCACACCAGGGCAAGAGCTGCAACGGTCCCCCATCGTGCGATCGAATTGTTCCAGAATTTATCCCAGGAGGTTTTTACATCTTCTTCCGAGGTGCAATGCCGGTCAAAGACTTCGATCTTTTTTTTGATTATTTTAATGTCCTCGGCATTCTGCTGACTGATACTAGCCCCATGGGCTTTCAGATCCTCTACCTTATCATCGACTTTTGCAATCTGAGATTCAATCCCTGCTTTACATTGCAGGCATTTGGATCCGTCGTTACTCATCAGATCTTTAAGGTCCCCAATCTCGCGACCGAGCCCACTCATTTGCCCGGTGAGCTTTCCAACTTCACCTTTAAGGTCGCCGATCTCCCCTTTGAGATCGAGAAGTGCAGCTGCGGTCTCATCCATGCATGAAACGACGCCGGAACCCATTAAAAAAGGAAGTCGTTTACGATAAGTGTTTAATCAGGAGTTTATCGATTTCCTTACCGAACTCCCGATGTATCAGGTCAATGACGTTTTCCCGTTCCTCATCGAACACCAGCCGGAACAGCGGTCGCTCCGGGATGTGGTTCCAGGTATAGATCCTTCCCCCGGCAACAACACTGCCACCGTTGGTCCCAAATTCCAGACAATACGCGATAAACGCTTTATCGTGGTCGAATATACCGACCTGGACATATTTCGGGATAGTGCCCTCGGTTTTAACGCTCTGGACCGTGTTGGAGATGAGCGCGAAGATCTCGCCCGTGTCGATCCAGGCCTTGGAGGATTTCTTCCTTGCAATCGTCGATGCCGCCAACGGTTTCCAGCTGGGATCCTGCTTCGTTATCTTGTCCGCTACCTTGCCGGCCAGGTAATCCCCAACTGTCTGGGCGATGTGATCGAAGATCATCGGGATATCGGCCATGAACTTCGGGATATTGTTGATATCCTTTACCGAGGTGATCCCGGATCTAGGGCTGGTCGCTGCCAGGCGCAACACCTCCGTGAAGCGCGAGCATCTCGTCGCGGCATTTAGTGTTGTGGAATGGGAAAATTATCATATCATACCGTTTCTTTGACGATATGAAGAATTCCTCAAGCTGTCTTTTGGTCATCGGGATGAGCTCTTTGCAGTTCGGGTTAGTGCATGGGACCATCACAATGTGATCCTTCATCTCATCCTTGATCTTCAAGGCGGTTTCGAGTGTGTCCCGGTCGATCTCGTCGAGCGGGGTCCATTGTTCTTTCCGTTGATTACCGACCTTGATCCGACGAACCAGATACGGTTTTCCGTGGCGATTATACCGAAAATACGCCTTTTCCTGTGGGGCCCCCACGGTGTCCCTCCTAAATCGCCTCTATTTTTACAGCGGAGCGATATCCGTGCAGCAATTCAGGGCCACTCTGGTGGCACGCGGCCGAATCCACTTTTTCCTGTTTGACCTGGGCAAGTTCGTTGATGTACTCATCAGGATATATCCTGTGGGTCCGGTAATGGATGACAATCGCCGGAATGAGAAGAGGGATCCGTTGTTTCGTGCACGTGGACCTGACAGGGCAATCCCCTGTGCAAAACCCGCGGTTCGGGCATACTGGTATGCTTGCTGGCATAAATTACGTTAACCTCCTCGGAATTTAAACGGGTCGATTACACCTGCCTTTTCAGCAAATAGGTGTGCCGTAGCGGTAATCCAACCTTCTGCATGACGTAAGACGTCCTTTCCCGCGTTTTGACATACCAATTCGACACCGACGCATCAAATTCCGTCACCTGCAGGATATCCCCTTTGTTAAGTGCAACTGAGGTCGAGAACCTGCGATCGCCGATCTCGTATTCACCTTCGGGCAGCCGCTCCAGATCCTTGGCCGTGATGTCCTGGATGCTTCCGGTTATAGATGTCGGATCCGGAGGCGTTGCTGGCGGGGTCCATGTACCTGTTGACTGATTAGTCTCCCCGGCAGTGATTGGGACGTGCATGATCTGCCAAGGATAATCCAGGATCGAGAAAACATCACCCATAAAAGGCCTCGATCGGACTTCCACCGAGCTGCTCTATGAGCTTGTTGAGATCTTTCTCGATCTCGTTCTTTGTTGCAAGCAGGTCTACCAGGACAACACTGTCAGATCCTCCTGAAATCGAGGAGACTACACGGCCTTGTATGCGGTTTAGGTAATCGGTGATCACATCTTTTCCGGCCATCAGTCGTTGGGCCTTGGCACCAAGGACGGTATCCACGGATATCCCCTGGAGCTGTAGCGTTGCGGCTGCTTCGTCCAGAGCCTGACGGATATCATCATCAGAAAAAAGAGGTGGTGTCGGTGGTGTGGTTATTGGTGGATTGTCATTGAGTGGCCGGCGCCTGACATCTAAAATGGTGGCTGCCATTAGCGTTCCCTCTACATGTCAAGTTGTTTGACATTGGTGCCATCAGTGGCCTCAACGGAAGTTGTCGCTGGGAGGTCGGTAGTGACCTTTGGTGCCCGAAGGTTCCCTGATTTCAAGGCTTGCCGGATCGCAGGTGACTGTTGGGCCGGGTCTGTTGGAATGGTGATCATATCGCCCTTCTTTGCTTTGATGCCATCACGGGTCTCCAGATACCCTGCTTTGACCTCGACATCAATGGTTTTGGGATTTTTGGGAGTCTCTCTTGCCATAGTTATCACATCCATGAAAAAAATTTTAAGTTGTGTAAAGCCCGTTGATGATGCACCCGAGTTTTGGGAACTTGATGTTGGGTTCACCTTTTGCCTTGGCGGTGTACTTGAATGCAACCTGATCCTTGCCCTGAACATCACCGGGAATACTCTTAGTCCGGATTGGATAGCGCTCCTGCCATACCCCCATATCCTTATTTTTGAAGACCAGGGCACGACCCTCATCATCGGGATCAATTGCATCGGCTTCGATAACAACCAGGCCCATGAAAGTCTGGATCACTCCCGTGACAACGAAGCCGTCCGCACCCTGTGTGTTGTAGAGGCGGCTTTTGATGTAATCGAATGCCGAGAGGTATTCGATAGTGAGCGAACTCATGGCGATCGAATCGGCCCGCTGGGTTTTTTTGGTAGCGATTTTGACTGCCCGCTTCGCTTTCCCGACATCATAGGCTGGGTCCCCGGCAGTTGTACCGGTTGAAACATCCCACGGCTTCCTTGCGTCGATGGTGTTGATCCCGTTTGCAGTAATCACGTCATTGAAAACCATGAGATCCTCAAAATATGCCATGGCATACGCGACGTTGTTGACCATGACCTTGATCTCATCGACAAGCTGGTCTTCCTGCTGCTCCTCGGAAACCTCGAAGTAGCCACCGTAGGGACGGACCCGCTTGGTGCCTTTCAGGAATGTGAAGTCCATCTTCGGCAGGCTGCCATTTTCAGAAAGCCAGTCGATATCGCCTTCAGTATCCCCTTCCTCGATGGTTGAAGTAGTCGATGTATCGAGTTTTTGGTAGCCAAGAAGGTTGCGCCCGACCACATTCGCGTGGTACTGCAGCCTGATAGCTGTCTCAATCGTTTCCGGGGTGGTGAGCGGGTTGTTGCTCGCCGAAAGATTTTTTGTAGAATATGCTGCTCCTACCATGTCTGTCACCTCAGTACGCGAGAATCTTCGCGGTACCTCCGTTTACTGCACCCTTCCATACGATGCCGAGAATGACCTCAGCCGGGATACCCCCCGCGATTGCAACGGTTGGGCGGGTCGCATCAACTGCGGAAGCAGTCGTGGAACCTGTTGCTGCGAGACCGGTCATTGCAGCGGCTGCCTTGACGGCCTGCTTGCTGGTGCTGCCTTGGGTTACGCGCTGGCCTGCAGTGAGCTGGCCCTCTGCGGTCATGTACAGGACCCGGCGGAACCCGAATGGGAGCACCGAGACCCGGGTTCTGGCATCCAGGCCGTTGGGGTTGGTCTTGGTAGTGATGGAGTCTTCGAGGACGCCGATTGCGCACTGTGCATTCGTGGCGATACCGACTTCTTCGTTACCAGTGATCTCCACCATCTGTCGGGCCTTGTAGTAGAACCCGTAAGAATCTGGGGTTACACCAGTGATCTTAACATGTGCCCGGAGCGCGGCGACACAGAGGTCCTCCGCGACAGGTGATGCTACTGCACCTGGCATAGCTCACACCCTCTTCTCATGCAGGCCAAGCAGCTGCTTGGCATAGTCCTCGGAGGAGGGCTGCCCGCCACCGGATCCACCGGAGCTCTTTCCCTTCTCGGAAGTTCCAGTGTTCACTCTGCGTTCGAGATCCGCTTTGTATGCGGTCAGCTGGTCCTTGTTCAACGTCTTGACAAAGTTCTTGTCAACGTCCTTGTCCAGTGCGAAGACCTCCGCAAGGAGCAGGGCCTTTGCTTCAAGGTCCGCTGCTGCAGCCAGTTCCGCTTTCTGTGCGTCAGCGGTCTGTGTCTGTTTGTACTTGGCTTCGAGGTCTGCATTCCTCTCCTTGAGAGTAGCGATCTCTCTCTGGAGATCTTCAACAGTAGGCGGTGCCATGAGAGGAGCATCAGGGGTAACGGCAGATAAAGAAAAGTCAGCGGCCCGCGAAACGGGCGTCTTCTTTGCGAGTTCGCCGATCATCTGGGCATCGGGGTCCGCGGGTTCAAGGACCGGGGCGATATGGGTGATACGGAAGTCCGTCCAGTAAGTCTGATCCTTGTTCTGATCGTAGTTCAGCAGGCCGCGGATACGGACACTGAAGTATGTGCCCTCTGGGTCTTTCAGGACCCGGGCAGCTACTTCATCCAGCATGGGCGTACCGGTCCAGAACTCAACCGATGCAACTGCAGCATTCAGAACGGTCTTGTTACGGATCTTCACTTCCTTTTCGAAGGTGAGGTCAAATGTCGTTCCCACTTTGTCCAGGAACTCGTACCCGTGATCGAGAATCAACGGAATCGCGAAGTATTGGAGCTGTTCTGAGTCCTTGAGCTGGATGGCATCCTGTACCGATTTCTGAATTTCTTCGGCACTGAAGAGATCCCCGTTCCAGACACCCTCGCTCGTCGCAATGATCTTCCTTTTGAGACCTGCTGCAGGATCCGCTTTCAGGTCCTGCTGGGTCTGGGGAATGAAGATGTCGGACGCTCGGAAGAGGTATGTCCTTTCAACTTCCTGCGGTGCTTTCGTAGGCATGAAGGAAAATTTTTCAAAAAAAGAGATAAAGAAAAGTCACATGTTACTTAATTTTTTCAAATAGGATCCCATTATCTCCGAGGTATGGTTTTGTATGTGACATCCCATCTAACCAAATATCATCTGGAATCCCTTCGGGAAACGCTTCACATTTTGGTTTTTCAATGAGATCATGGAAATGGATACAATCGATACAATTCGGGGCATCAATTGACGTCATTATTTCTGATTCTCCTTGATTATGCGTTCGATTATTCCACCAATCTTTTTTGCCATAGAGCGTGGTTTTGGGTTATTAAGGTACTCGGACCACGCTTCAGCAATGAATTCCTTACGGTTACTCATTGCATATAGTGACAACAATTCCTTTGCCTTATCATTACCCATAGAGCATAAATCTTTGTATGCTGTGGCAATTTCATCCATATCGCGGAATTTGTATAAATCGTCAAGGGCGTGCCCAAACTCATGATCGATCATCGATTTGATTGTATCACAACCCACTGGATGGAATTTTGTATCAACATTACGCTTAAGCGCTACATTGAGTCCTTCAACGTCCTTTCCCCATTTCATATTGATACCAATTCCTGCATTGTTGAGGGGTCTCCATGACCACGCAAATGTATTACCTGGTACTTTTGCTTTTACAAGCCCATAAGCAGCGAGGCGTTCTATGGTCGCAGGGTCCAACTCTGGATACATCTTTTTCGTGATTGCGATCCGGGCCCCCAATCTTTGTTCATAATCAAGAGTTGCCTGGGTCTGACAGGTACCAACAAAATCAATATTACTCTCAATTTTTCGATCAAGATTCAGATGTTGTGCTAGAGATTTATTGAATTCGTTTGCCGTCTGGACATCAAGTCCAGTATAGTCAACAATTTTTAACTTTGTTGATTCTTTGACCCACTTCTCAGCATCAGTTAACGATTTAGCCGCGGAAAATTTGATCTCATCCGTACTAGATTCACCAGCAATTTCTTCGAGGAATTTTTGTTTTTCTTCATCATCCACTTCCGATTCATCGAGTGCTTGCCGTGCCCATTTTCTTCGTTCAGCTCGGTATTCTTCATCGGGCCGGTCAAGTTTCGGATCACCAAAATAAACTTTCGGGCGACACCTACAGTTATACTCCGCCATCACCTTGCGAGCCATCTGCTCTTCTTCGGTCCCGAACAGGAATACCCGACCATGTAACGCCAAATGCGTAGGACGAGTCCGTTCGTCCGCGACGCTGATATAGATCCAGCCAGGATATCCTGCCTGTTCATACTGTGCAAAATGGCCGCCAGCATATGCTTGTTTCAAACTGGTTCTGGCAAGAGTGTCCGCGTAGACCTCAGTCGGCAATGTTATAGATTGGGTAATTGTCTTCTCTTCCCAGGACAGGGATCCATCTGGCGCGACCTTGACACTCTTTCTGACCGTCCCGGTACTATCGAACTTGATCGACTTTCCCCAGCCACTCGTGATCTTTTCCGCAAGTGCCTTCCGAACGTGATCATTCGACCGTCCATCACGAATCCCACCCTTGATGATATCAGTAAGCTCTGAAGACATACTGCCGAACATGGTGTCCAGTGTGGTCCCCAATTTCTCGATGACAGGGTCAAGACCTCCCATTCCAAGCGGACTCTGATAACCACCGATCTCTTTTGCAGCACGATCACCTCCGATGAAGTAGGCGGTTGAAATTAATTTCGAGAGCGTATCAATCAAGTTGCTCTTTGCCCTGTTGGTTCGCTGCGTAATGTAGTTGATGAGGTCCTGAAGGATCTGCTCCTCCAAGGAACTCAACAGGTCTACGGTCCTAGAGACCGAGGATGTTGACGATATCATCACGCATATCCTCGATCTCTTTCTTGAACTGT